ATAGGAGAAGAGTATGCTGACGGTGACACAGACGAACCAACAAGTTAGAGAGAAATTAGAGAAAGACTTGGAGTTGTTCTTCGGCAAGGGCGGGCAAGTTAGACACCTACCTCCCTGCACCTACTCCGATCATATATTAACAGAGAAGCAGCGGTTCGATGCTCGCTTCGGTCAGAGGGGGAAGAAATGACTGATATAAATCAGGGGGATTTCTGGGTGGTAGATGATCAGCGTTCGCTTGAAGCCTTCATCAAGATGATGACCCAGATGTACGAGGAGAAGAAGTATCTAACACTCAAGATCAAGGGTGGGAAGACTAGAACCTCGGCTCAGAACAACGCACTGCATGTGTACTGTCGGCTACTAGGCGAGAAGCTGAATGACTCAGGGTTTGACATGAAGCGAGTCATCAAGCAGGAGGTAGATATACCGTGGTCACCTTCTCTCGTTAAGCAGTACCTGTGGAAGCCCGTGCAAACTGTGGTCACGGGAGAGGAGTCTACCGCGAAAGTGGCTTCAGAGGATTACCATAGGGTGTACTCTGTACTTAGCAGACATCTCGGTGAGAAATTTGGTGTGCATGTAGAGTTTCCTAGCAGAAAATCATGATACTATTCCAAGAGTTTCAACACGCCATAGAGGAGGCCGCTTGGTGTGCTAATAATGAGAAGCAAACTTATGCGGTTGCAGTCTATAAGACGGGCTTTCGAGTTAGTAAACTTTCTAGAATGTACCAATACAAAGGCATAGTGTTAGAGGTCGGACACCGTGAGGACGCATCATGAATGATCAACCGCAGTACAATCCACCGGAAGATGTTAAGGCTGTATCTAAGACATACTCTGTCATGTCCAAGCTGTTCAGCCTAGCTCTACTCAAGCTGCGCTACGATAAAATGAATACAACAAGCCAGATCCGAGCTGAGAAAACCATGTTTGCATTGCTTCACGAGAGAAACTGGGATGCCAAGAGCGACCGATAGGCGAAAAAAGCGCAAGTCTAGACCAAAGACTAAGACCTCGGCCATGCTCAAGCAGGAATGCTACAGGGCTATACAGAAGCTCGCGAGGATAGCTGCGGCAGATGATCAAGGTTACTGCTCTTGTGTCTCCTGCGGCGTTACCAAGCACTACAAGGACATGCAGGGTGGACACTTTATCCCCAAGGGCAACTCGTCTTACTGGGCATTAGAGATAGAGAACATCCATCCTCAATGTGCAGGGTGCAACATGTGGGGTATGAGGCATGGTTCTGCTGCTCAAGAGTATACGATGTGGATGGAAGACATGTACGGAAGAGACTTTGTCAAGGACATGATTGCCAAAAAGTCGTCCCCTGTGAAGCGATACAAGGCAGACTACGAGCAACTGCTAGCAGAGTTTACCGAACTTATCCGTAAGCACGAGAGGAGGATGGCATGAGCAGACCTCATTACGAAAACCGAAAATCATTACAGAAAGAACACGCTTTGGCACAAGGTTTAGAAAAGCGATGGGAATGCAAGCTGAAAAAGCTGCCTATAAAGTACATGCTAGACTACGCAGTATGGAAAAATAGACAAATCTCTGCATGGGTGGAGCTTAAATGCCGCACAATTACCTTTGAACAATACGATGAGTACATGATATCTCTCGCGAAGGTGATGGCAGCTAAAGATTTATCTCGTAACACCGGATTAAAATCTTTTTTAGTGGTGAAGTGGAGCAACAAGACAGCATTTCTTCAGTTAGATAACGCCCCCTACGAGCTAAGAATGGGAGGCCGAAAAGACCGCAACGATCCTGATGACATAGAGCCTTGCTGCTACTTTAAACTAAAAGACTTTACCGATTTGGAGTTATGAGTATGGACGAAGAAATCTACATTGAGATGGTGTCCTCTGACGAAGCATACGAGTGGCTGAATGATATGCTGCTAACTCTTGAGGGTCATGACCGTGATGTCATAGGCACGATAGCATTGATGCTTGAAGACCTAACCGAGTTCGTAAACAAGAATGAATTTACAAAGAAGCACTTCATGCAGTTTATTGAAGATAAACATGACAGCGAGGAGTTACTACATTGAACGCAACAGACCATCAGGTGGCAGGTGACCACTACAAGAAGCTAAAGATTCAGCCTATTGAATACATCCTCGCGAATGAGATGCAGTTCTGTGAGGGGGCTATCATTAAGTACATCTCTCGATGGAGAGACAAGGGGGGTATCGAAGACCTGCGCAAGATAAAACACTTCTGCGACTTCTTGATTGAGAACGAGGTTAAGGAAGCACCCCTCGCTGACATGAGCGAGAGGCGCGTCCCGAAGTTTTAGTCTTCTAATATGTCTTTTATTCTCTTTGCTTCTCTAGCCCCAAGCAAAGTATCTTGGAGGAGTTTTCCGTATGGAGGCAACCTCTGTAGAATTTGAGAAGTTTCCGGATCAAACTTTTCTCCCTTGTAAATAGATTGCAACTCCTGAGCAAGACCATCAAACAAATTGATTGGAGGCATAATTGCTTCTGCAACAGCAGAAAACGGCTTGCCTTGCTTAACTCTGTTTTCAATGACCCATTGCGAAGTACCCATTAATTTAATTGCGTTGGCTACCATTTGATCAGGCATATCTTCTATGCTTATTTCATCTCCGCGAGAAATAAAATCTTTTACTTCTTGGACAGTAGCCCCTGCCAAAGGCAAGATGGTTGCATACGCTATAAACTTCTTCATTCCTTCAACGGGATTTCCATCAGTAAACTCATGTATTATTTCTCTTCTCATTACATCAAACTGTTTAATCGTAAAAGATTTTAAGGCATAGAAAACCCTGCCGTTATTCGCTTGCAAATATTTGAGAGGCATTTCGGATAAGGATACTGGCTGAAAGTTAGCAAGCTCGGCAAACGCTAACATTTTTACATTGTCTGTAACTTGCCCTGACCTCAAGTCAGAAAGCAGAAGATCAAACTCATCTCCAAATGTTGCCCCAAACCTTTTGCGTAGCTGCTCTACTCCTTTCTGCGACAAGGCTTGCTTTTGAAACTTGTTGTAAGCAGCGTTGACCAATGTTTCTTTACCAAATTTATCTACTGCTTTAAATCCACTCCAAGTAAAAGTAAAGTCTAGCGCTTTAGCCATTTTCCCCACAGTCCCAATCTCGGCAGAAATTAATTGGTCAGACAGCAGGTCATCTATTTTTATCTTTGGGTTTTTTACAATTGATTTTAATGTGGGCAGAAGTCCATTTGCAAAAACAGACATACCCAAGTCTGCAATTTGAGTTAGCGCGGACATTGGATTGGCAATGGTCATTTGGTAGATCAGGTTTTTAACAGCATTAGCCCCTGCTCCGGTTTGCTTTTCGCCCATCCCAAATCTAGCTTCAAGCAATTCCTTTAACTTTCCAAAATCTTCAGGTGACATTCGTTGGCCTGTAATTTCTTGGGCTATCAACTTGTCTACAGAGTCAGACAGGTCTATGCTTTTAATTCCTTTTTGTGTAGCTGCATCACCAAAGAATTTTCTTTTCTCAATGCGAGATACGGAGTCAGTAATATGTTCAATCAATGCTTGTTGGGGGGCTTTGTATTGTTGTATGACTTCATCATCAAGCCTGACCTTTCTTGACATGCTTGCCAAAGACTTTTCTGTTAGCTTTCCGTACTGCCTACCTTTTAAAACCTGAGCTATAACCTCTTCAGCTTCAATCTGTGGCAAAGCATTAACGTCTTTTATGCCTAGTTTTTTGGCTCGATCTGACAATGCTTTATCAATAGGAGCTTTATATTCTTTCCCAATCGACTTTAAAAAGTCTTGATAATTAGCAACTTTAAGAGGGAAGTAATTGTCTATAGTTTTAAATTGATAGCCCGCTCCAGTAAGCTCTTCTTCAATATCTTTAAGTAAAACTTTTGTGTCATCTATAATTTTTGGAGCAGCAGAATCGTATTGAGACAGTATTGCTTTAGCTCCGTTAAAATCTTCACTTCCAAGATGTCTGTTTACTTGACTCACCACTTTGGTTGGCAAAGTTTTCATTAGATTAACAAAAGGCTCTGCTCTTTTAATGTAGCCAGAAGTCTTCACCCCTACCGCTGCGTCATGCTTTTTAAGTCGACCGCCAACTATCGGGTTGATTCTTGATACGTCTGTAGACAATACGCCGACAAAGTCTCTTGCTGTTTTAACTACAGCGTTTGAAGCTGTAAACGGATTCAAGGCATTAGCCTCATCTGTAGCCAAAGCCAAGGACTCTGCTTTTGTGGCAGGTATATTAACGTTAAAGTCTGATTGAATCTGTATGTCTTTTAACTCGTCAAGACTTAATCCTGTTTTCTGTTGTATGAAAGGTAGCACCTCATCAAATGAGGTTGCAGTGTCGTCAGCTTTGTTTGCCACAAAGTCATTAATAATAGCCTGTATTTCAAACATTTGTTCATTTGCTTGAGCCTGAACTTTAGGAGAAGACCTACTAATTAAGGCTTTCTTTACTCCCCGCCCAAGAGCGTTTAATCCGCTCGCTGCAACTGGGGCGGCAATAGCAGAGATACCCGCAACAGCAGCAACCTCTTTTGGATTCACCTTTGCAGTAGCAGCTAATTGATCTAATGCACTGTACTCTGCACCAAAGGCTGCGCTTGCTAAACTCAAACTTTTCATTCCTACTTTTCCCGCTGCGCCTACAGGAATTAAAGTAGTCGGGGAAAACAAAGCCCCCGCAAAAGAGCCTAAACCTTCAGCCCAACCGCCTGACTCTTGCTGAGAAAGCACAGGATATTCTTTTGCCAACTCTTGCTCGTCTATCTTGGCTAATACGGCAGCTTTAACCTCGTCGGAGGCGTTAGCAAACCTTTCCCCATAAGCGTCTTCAGCGGAGATGTAATCAAACCCATCAAATTTTCCAAGCCCTGCTTTTACTTGTAGCGTTCTATATAGCAATCCTACATCTGATTTTGTTTTATCAAAACCATAAGCAAATTTTCTGACATTGCTTACATCATCTGCTTCTATTTCATCAGGAACAGGCTGCTTATTAAGATCGCCAAATGCAATTTGACGACCTTCTTCGGACATTGCCTCAACATTTCTTGACGCAAGAGCAGCTAAATCTTCTTGGCTTAACAGTGTTAAATCAGGCATAGTAACCTCTAGTCAAAGACCTGTCCCGCAAGTTGAGCGGCTCTTTCAAGAACGATATTTTCTAGTTTGTTTAGCTGCTCTACCACAATCCTTCTGCTAGGCGGTGGCAGCTTACCAATCTTAGATTGCATTTCCTTTATGTTTTGTTTTGCCAAATCAATATTGGTTGCAATTTGCTCGCCTTGTCTCCTGCTTGATGCCTGTCCCTCAACAAGAGTTCCAACAAGATTTGCTGTTGATCCTAATAAAGAATCTATACCTGCGTCTCTAGCTTTCTTTATGTTATCAACTGATGACAATGTTGTTTGTAAAACATTAAAAGCATCAACCGCAGCTTTTTGAACAACTGGAATATTTTTGGCAAGACTTGAAACAACAGGGAAGTCTAATCCTTCTGCTGCTTTTAAATACTCTGCGGCAGTTGCTCCATCGCCTTGTGAATTGGTTTCTGTTTGGTCATCGCCAAGATTAAAAAGTCTTTCGTTAAATTTCCGCATACCAAGCATAGCTTGCACAACCATAGAAGGGTTTTCTGTGTATGGAACAGGCTGAGTAGAAGTAGGCGTTACATCCGTTGCACCCGCTTCGGAAGACTCTATACGATTTTGCAAGGCTGATGCTTCGTCAAATATAGAGTTTACTTCAGATTCAAATCCCGCAAGGTTTAATCCTGCCTGTTCAGATTGCTGCCCAAGATTAATATTTGCAGGTGAGGCAGCAGGAATATTTCCTTTTGCTATGTTAACAGAGCGTTGCATTTGTTGGTCTGCACCTTGACCACCGCTAGCAAGTACGGCTCTTGCGCCCCCATTGGGCAAGCTATTAACCGCTGCTTCTACCGCCTCAGTCACGGTCATTTCAGGATTTAAAACTCTCCAAACTGCCGCCTCATCAAGAAGGCTTTGTTGATTAAATTTCTTTTCTCCGCCCCAAGTTAACAAGCCAATGCTAGATTCTGAGCCTTCTTCTATTTCTTTTAATAATTTTTGAGCTTGATCGTTTTCATCAATGGCAAGCACCGCTGTTTCTTTGTCTGTACCTTTTAATGATTCAAATTTAAATGGCTTGACTTTTGCTTTTGCTGAGAGTTGCTCAGCCCAAGATGTCATTAAATCTTTTGCGGTTAGTTCGCCATTTTTGTAGGACTCTACAAATGCAGCAGGTACACCCATCGCTCTATACCTAGCAATAGTTGCCGATTTATTTTCTTGCGCTTGTTCAGCTAATGCCGCCTCTCTTTCTGCGGCGTTTAATTGAAGCTCTTGTAGTCTTGTGGTTCGTGTGCGATCTTCTTTTTCTATTCGTGCTTGAGCAGCAGCTTGCCTAAGTGTAGCGGCGCGAAGAGGGTCTATTGATTGCAGTGCCTGTGCAGCTTGCAGCATTCCTTCGGGTGTAGACATATCTAACCCTGCAATCTGCTCACCTACTTTCTCACCAGTAGTCCTTGGATCTAACCCAAGCATAGGCTGTACTGCACGGCGTAAGTCTTCGTTGCGCTGTACGCCTAGCTGACCTGCCATCTGAGCAAGAGGTGCTAATGCCCTAGCTCGGCCTGTGAGACCTGATGCGAGCAGCTGACCTTGAGCCATGCCCTGCTGTAGTAACTTCTGTTGACGCTGTTCAGGAGTATCAATGATATCCGCGAAGAGTGTGCTGATATTAATAGCCATTAGCCGCTCCTTGAGATTGTGAGGCTAGAATAGATGCAAATCCACCAAGAGCATCAAGTCCTTTTGGGTCAACACCCGCTTGTTTTAGTAAGCTAAGAACTTGAGCAGATTGATCGCCTCCTGTTTGAGTAGTACGCTCACCCTTCAGTAAATCAAACAGACCTTGGAACTGCTGCTGACGTAGAGCATTAGCAAGTGCCGAATAACCAAGCTGTGCCTCAAGAGTAGACTCTGCTAGTCCTGCTCCTATGCCTAATCCTTCAGCCTGTAGACCCGCACCAATCTGCGATGCTTGCAAGGCAGGAGAGAGAGACGCGAGGAGTTGGTTCTGTCCTTGGTAAGCCGATGGGATAGACTGTAGCCCTAGCTGACCAAGAAGATCAAGTCGACCACGCGTCTCACCTAATCCTGCAAGAGTCTGCTGTGAGGTTAACGCTTGCTCTGCCCTAGCCTGTTCCATCGCTGTTAATGCAGAACCTGCTTGCTGCTCCTGTATGGCCTTCTCAAGAGCGAGTTGCTCAGGTGTGCCACCAAACATACCTGTGCGAACACCTGTCCTTCCCTGCCCAAATAGACGCTCCTCAAGGGCAAGACGCTGTCGCTCCTGCTCAGGTGCTTGCAGAGCTGTGAGGTTGCCCATGATTTCCTGCTCTCGCGTAGCCCTTTGTGTAGGGTCTTGCGTGAGCATGCGGATAAGCTCGCCTTGCTCTTGCTCTCTTGCAGCAGGGTCATCCAAGAATCCAAAAGCCCTGCTCCCAAAGCCGAGCATTCTTTCTTGTAGCGCCTGCTCAGTAGGGCTAAGACTTGTGCCTAAGTTTCCGGTAGAGCTAAACCCTGCTCTTGCGCCTGTAGCTGTGGTGACGCCGAATGGCTTGAACTGAGACTGCCGACCAATTTCACCCATTAAACCGCCACTTGCGGCCTCAGGAGGACGATCACCATAAACAGTTCTTACATCACGCTCGCCTGCTTTTTCAATATCGCTGATTGCTTTCTGTTGCGCGGCTGCGCTGCCTATCGAAGATAGCAAGCCACCTGTCGTTCCACCTATTAAGTTGTCATACCAAGCCATTAGTAAGTACCTCCATCAATAGTACCAAAGGTAGACGTACCACTAACGGTTAAGTTAGCTGCGGTTACCGTTCCTGTAAATGTGGGAGACTCAGAGTTTGATTTGCTGTTTACTGCTACAGCAATTGCATCGTACTCAGCCCCTACCTCAGTGCCTTTGATTACTTTAGCGGGGTTACCACTAACCAAAGCATCCTTGGCTGCGAAGTTTGTTATCTTCGTGTAGTTAGACATTACACAATCCTTCC